CCCGCCCCGCCACCCCGGAAGACGAGAAAATCCGGGCGACGGTGCGCGAGATGAGCGCGAAGACGGAACGTCTCAAAACCGAGATTTCCAAGGCGATCATCGGGCAAAAGGAGATCGTGTCCGAGCTGCTGACCGCGATTATTTCCAACGGGCATGTTCTGATGATCGGCATGCCGGGGCTGGCCAAAACGATGATGATTCGCACCGTTGCCGAGGTGCTGGACCTGCAGTTCCGCCGCATCCAGTTTACCCCGGATCTCATGCCATCGGACATCACCGGAACCGATATCCTTGAGGTGGACGAGTCGAGCGGGCACAAGGAATACAGGTTCATCAAAGGCCCGATTTTTACAAACATCCTGCTCGCCGACGAAATCAACCGCACTCCGCCAAAGACTCAGGCCGCTCTGCTCGAGGCCATGCAGGAACACCGCGTGACAGCCGCAGGGGAGACGTATCCGCTCGACCTGCCGTTTTTTGTACTCGCGACCCAGAATCCACTCGAGCAGGAAGGGACATATCCTTTGCCGGAAGCGCAGCTCGACCGGTTCATGTTCAGCATCCATGTCGATTACCCCAGCGAAGCCGACGAGGAAACGATCGCCAGGGTGACCACGCGGCCGCAAAACGTGACATTCGAAAAAATCCTCCGCGCGGATGAAATCCTGGAACTCCAGCGCGTTGTGCGCGATCTCCCGATCTCCGATCACGTTATCAAATACGCCACCCGGCTCGCGCGTTCGACCCGTCCGTCCGACCCCCGCGCACCGGACTTCATTAAGAAATGGATCCACTGCGGTGCCGGTCCCCGCGCGACCCAGTACCTCGTCATCGCAGCAAAAGCCCGCGCCGTCGTGGACGGGCGGCTCCTGGTAACATCGGATGACGTGCGCGCTGCCGCGAGCCCCGTCCTCCGCCACCGGATGTTCACGAATTTCACGGCTGATTCCGAAGGCATGGATACGGACAAGATCGTGAAGAAACTTCTCGATGCCGTGCCGGAGCCCGACGAGCGGGATTACTGAACAGCCTTGAAATCCGTTTCCGGAATTTCCGCTTGCCCCTGCGTCCCGGCTGCTGTTAAATCCCAGATCCTCAAACGAGATTCCTGAGTAGCTCAGTGGTAGAGCGGTCGGCTGTTAACCGATTGGTCGTAGGTTCGAGTCCTACCTCAGGAGCGGTTTTTTAAAACGTTGATTTTCAGAGTAAACCTCCAGCAAACCAAGTCACACAAATGACTTCCGCGCATACTGTATGCACGGATATACAGGAACGAAAAGGAATAAGCATTGCCAAAAGGCCGACTTTTTGGCACTTTTTGGCACTGGATGATTGGCCGACCGACAACAAAAAAGATGTCCGTGCGATACGACGAAGCACGGCAGGCGTGGCGCGTTGATGTCCCGCCGGCACTCGGCAACGGGAAAAGAATCAGGAGATTTTTCCCCGATGAGACGGCGGCGGAAGTCTGGGTTGCCCAGCGGACAATCGAACGTGCGACCGGAGAGCCGGCGAAGGTGGCCGAGAATCCGACCGGCCAAGAATCGACCGTTCGGGCAATCGTCGCGCTTTATCTGGCCGCGAAGAAATCCGCCGTTGGGCCGGGACAGCACAAGCTCGCCCGCATCCACCTGGGGAAGCTGGTCGCACGTTTCGGCTCCTACCCTGTCAACGGGGTCCGCGCTCTCGACTGCCGGGATTGGCTGGATGCAATGGATTGCGCACAGCGCACCCGCCACGGGGTTTTTGCGCTCTGCCGTTCGTTCTGGCGCTGGGCGGTCAGATACGACTACGCGGACCGCTCTCCGTTCGACAAGATGGAGTTCGTTGCCAAGGGCGAGGCTCCCAAGGCGATCCTGGCGCCGGGGCAGATGCGGTCGCTACTCAAGACGAACGAGCCGCACTACATGCGTGCCTGGATCGTCCTCGGGGGCTTCTGCGGGCTTCGGACTGAAGAGATGTTTCGCATGGATTGGGGCGCCGTAAATGTCCGCACGAAGGAGATACACGTTGCCCCCGGCGTCATCAAGCGCACGCGTGGAGTGCGCGAGCGGTATGTCGCAATTCCCGCAAATGCCCTGCGGATGCTCAAAAAGCTGCCAAGGGAAGGCCGTGTTATCCCGGTGAGCAAGACAACATTCCTCGTTCATGCGGCTCGGCTGGCGGGCATCCTGGGTGAAAAGCACTGGCCGAGGAACTGCCTGCGGCACTCAGCGGCATCTTATCATCTCGCCGCTGGGGAGGATGCCGGGAAGACGGCCCACTTTCTCGGGCATACTTCCAGCCAGACTGTTTTCTCCAACTACGCTCGGGCCGTCACCAAGCAGGCGGCGCGGGAGTGGTGGGGGATTTAGGCGAGCGCCGTGCAACAATCGAGCGGCATCCACTCGTTCGCATCGCGGTCGAAGTAATGATCCTGCAAATTCAGCTTCCCACTTTGCAGCATCATTTTGACGGTTGCCGCGGGCATTTCCCCCAAGTCAACCCCGCCGGATGCGATGCGAAGATTTTTTGAAATCTCGCGCGGTGGAAGAGGGGCCATCGCAATCATGTTGAGATTTTCCATTGCTCGAAGTTGCGCTTGCTGAAGCTGCATTTGACGAGCGGCTTGAAATTTCTTCGATTTCTCTTCCTCTTCTTTTTTGAGATTCGTCATCGCCAAAATGATCAAGACTCCCAACGGGCCAAGAAGGAAAGCAAGCCACTCCCCCATGCTGCCTCTTCCCTTCGCGTGGGATATGATCCGTCCAATAACGATCATGCAAAACCAAAAAAGAATTGCGCAGAATATTTCCACGCGGAAACGTTCCCTTTCTTACAAAGAAAAGTCACGCAGAAAAATAATTGAAAATAATTGTTGACGGTGTTAACACCTTGTGACATATTCGCGACATGCCACGGAAGAGAGCAGACGGAAAAGTGCAGATCAACTCATGGGTTGATGGAGAACTTGCCGATGAAATCCGGGCAATTCAAAACCAACTCGGCATGTCGCATCAAAGCGACGCCGTTAAACATCTACTCGAAATCTCAATAAAGAAATATGGCAACTGCAACAATTCACCTATCAGCAAAAATCGAACCCGAGTTAAAAAAACAAATTGAGACACTCGCACGTCTTGAAGACCGCTCCGTTTCTCACATGATCCGCCGTTTACTCCGTGAAGGTGTTAACACCTTCAAAACGGGTGTTAACACCAAATTGAATACCGCAAAGAAAGGATCGCGGAAATGAACTCCCTCACGATCCGCGAAGACATGACCGTTGATTCCGTCACGGTGGCAGAGCAGTGCGGGATCGAGCACCGGGCCGCGTTGCAGTTGCTCAAAACTCACGGTCCCAAACTGCAATCCAAGTTTGGCCCAATCGCATTTGAAATGCGGAAGGGTTCCCCGCTCGCCCACGGTGGATTTGCGAAATCAACCCGCATTGCCCACCTGACAGAAGATCAGGCAACCGCGTTCATCACGCTATTCCAGAACACGGAAAAGGTCGTTGATTTCAAGTTTGCGCTGGTCGCCGCGTTCTCCGATGCCAAGCGCCGGTTGCGGAACTCGCCGATGACCGACGAGCAGATCAGCAACTGGGCTGTCAGCAAGTTTTTGAAAAATGCCCGCCCAGCTTGCGAATATGGCGCGAGGACCAAAGACGGACGGGTGCGGGACAAGTTCCGCAAGCCGACCTATACGGCAACAGGGAACAAAACGAGTGCCGCTTTGGAAGTCGCCTCGGCGCTCATGCTTCTCGACCAGTATCTGCCGGGGTTTCAACTCCTGCCTCAACTCGGGGACGGCCAATGAGACTATCCGCCCGCAGCTACGCGAAGCAGATCGGCGTCCACCCGGAGACGGTGCAGAGCTGGTGCCGCAACTCGATGCTCCCGGACAAGGACCGCAACAAGGCGCTCCCTCCCGTCGTCGCCCGCCGGATCGGCTCCCGCTGGCAGATCGCCGTCGAGAAGACCGAACTCGCCATGAGCCTCATCTGCGGGAACCCGGCCGAGCGCGGGCTCGCCAAGCGCGGGGCGATCTAGGCCGCGCAAAACGTGAAACCTATTCTATGAACAGACCTACCCGCCAGTCCGTGAGAACGACCGACGCCCCACCCGCGCCGGTTCCATTCCGAAGCACAAACCAAGCCCTGCATGACTTTTTCGTCAAGCGCGGCCTAGTCAACCCGCATCCGTGGAGGAAGGCCAAACAGAAATGAGCGCCGAAACTAAATGCGCGGCCTTGATCGCGCTTCAACTCGACTTGAGGAACTCCGCAAAGTTCCACCGGGAGCACAAGGAGCACCGTGATTTCTGGATGAAAATCATCCGGAGAGATGTTGCGGCAATCAAGGAACTCAAAGGAACTCCGTGCAAATGAGCGCCTATAACCTACCGCGCTGCGTCGTTTTGCTCGCCGCAGTTTTCGGAACCCGCCGCGCCTACGAATGGGCGATGGAAGTCCTGCCGCTCGCAAGGGCCGCAGAGAACATGGACCGGGACGACACTCACGACGAGGCATACCGGAAGGAAGCCAGGGACGCACGCCGCCGGTTCGATGACATGCGCGACGGTGGAATCTCAACCGAGGAAGACTAATGGACGCCGACGACAAGAAATTCATCGGCCTATTGATCGCCGTTTGCCTCATCACGGTTTTCGTGTGCGGGCTGGCCGTCAACAAACTGGAACGGGAAAACGCGCGGCTGCATGCGGCTGTTGACGCTTCCACGGTCCCGCCGTCAACCAACTACGTCCGCACACGATGATCCCCATCTTCATTCTATCAGGCACTTTGTTTGCCGCCGGGATCGGCGCGGTGACATACGCACTCTGCAAGGACGCCTACCAGACCGGCTACCGCGAGGGACACCAGCGCGGGACGTTCGACGCCTGCAAGCAGCAGGTCGATACGGAGAAATTCTTCCGAGACATCGACTCAGCCAGCAAGACACAATTTCCGCACAGAAACTAACAACCAATACCAAATGAAAATAACACAAGGAAAAATCGCACGCGCACAGCGCGTTGTCATCTACGGCGTCGAGAGCGTCGGAAAGACAACCCTGGCCGCTAACTCTCCACGGCCAATCTTCCTCGATGTGGAAGGCGGGACCAACCATCTGGACGTTCCTCGCGCCGACATCGGATCGTGGCAGGAACTCACCGACGCCGTGGCCGAATGCCACCGGCTCGATTACTCAACCGTCGTCATCGACAGCATCGACTGGGCCGAGCGGCTCTGCATCGAGCAGTTCTTGAAGGACGCAAAAAAAGAGTCCATCGAATCCATTCCCTACGGCAAGGGATGGGTGCAGGTCGCCGAGCGCATGAGCCGGTTTCTCACCAGCCTGGACGGTCTCATCGAGGCCGGAAAGAACGTGATCCTGATCGGCCATTCTCAGGTTAAGCGCGTCGAGCCGCCCGACCTCATGTCCGCGTATGACCGCTACGAGCTGAAGCTCGCGAAACAGACCGCGCCGCTCGTCAAGGAGTGGGCGGATGAACTGTGGTTCGCGCAGTTCAAAACAAAGCTCATCGAGAGCGACAACGGAAAGACAAAGGCTACCGGCGGGAAGATCCGCGTGCTTCTCACGACTCATTCTGCGGCTTTCGACGCCAAGACAAGGAGCGGGTTGGAAGAGGAGCTTCCTATGGAGTGGGCCAGCGTCTCGCGCATATTCGCCGGGAAGCGCAGCAACCCGCTCCCCAAGTCGATATTTGAGGAGCAGATCGGAGAGCACGAAGCCGATGTGAACGCATTCCTGACGGCACGGGAGGTCATCCGCTCCGGGCAGACATGGCGCGATGCGAAGCCCGACTATCTCGCCCGCATCGGACAGCGCACTGAGCAGTTCCTTCGCACCGTTTCAGAGTGGCTCAGAAGCCGGCAGGAGGCCGCATGAAGGAACTCCGCGCTTCCAGCCTTCCAAAGCTCGCCGAGTGCCCATTGTTTGATGGGACATCCGGCGAGGCATCGGCAGCGGCCTCGCGCGGGACAAAACTCGACGTTGCATACCGTGAACGGCTGCATGGACTCAGCACGACTCTCGACACGCTGGAAGAGTCGGAAAAGGCCGCAGTCATCTGGGCTGTCGCCGAGTCCGAGACTCTCGCCAACGGAAACTTTGTCGAAACACGCGAGGAATACCTCGCAATGGCCGTGCCTGGACTCTCGACAGTCGGGACCGCTGACGCGCTGTGCATCGGCGGATCGTGGCTCGCGGATCTGAAGACAGGACAAGTCCGCAACTACCGGGAACAGATGGCTGCTTATGCGCTCGCGTGCATGAACGACCATTTCACCGAAAGCTGGACGGCCCACGTTCTTTATTGTGACGCGGGAGTAAGGCGGTCCTACGATTTCACATACACGGACGCTCAGGCCATCGTCGCCGCCACCATCGCGGAGGCTACCAGCAAGGATGCCGAGCCTAACCCGTGCGAGTATTGCGGCTGGTGCGCCCGCAAGGACACTTGCAAGGCAATCGTCCGCCAGAACACGGAGGCTATCGCCATCGCCACAAGCGATCACAGCCTGACCAAGATCCGCGATCACATCCTTTCGACGCCAGAGAATGTCTGCGAGTTTGCACGCCAGTGGAAACAGGCCGAAAAGGACATCGCGGAACCTATCCTTGAAAGGCTCAAGGAACTGGCCGCGCTCGATCAGGCTCCCGGATGGCGCTTAGTCCAGGTCACTGGCCGCGAATACGCCGAGACTCCCGCCATCGCCGCTGTCGCCAACGAAACCAAGATCAGCGCCGAAAGCCTGATTCTCGCGATGGGCGGGAAGATGAGCGGAAAACAATTTCGCGAGTGGACATCGAATCTCGGTGTCGTGCTTGACGAGACGGCCATCAAGCGCGGGGAGCCGACAACCCAACTCCGCCAAGAAAAGAAAAAGAAATAATATGCCAAGCTACAAACAATCAGAACCCAAAAGCGGAGCCTTCTTCGTCCCTCCCGGCACATACGCCGTCGAGATCGTCAAGGCTATCGAAAAGACCAGCCAGAACGGAAACCCGATGATCTCGCTCACCTGCGAAATCCAACTCGGGAACGGGAAGATCGGGCCAACCGTCTGGGACAATCTCGTCTTTACTCCCAAGGCGGCTTGGAAGATCGACCAGGTTCTCGCCAGCATCGGACGCGCTGTCGTCCCAGGAGAGGAGACGAACGTCGAGGCCGACCAGCTCGTCGGCGCAGAAGGGGTCGCAATCATCGGAGAGGAACCGGGAGCAAAGAACCCGTCCGACAAGTTCAACTGCATCGAGCGCTGGATCTTCGGTGACGAGCGCAACGAGTGGCTGAGGACGAACCGCGCCAAGGCCATGCAGGCCAAGGTGGCTTCGCCGGTCAAGGTGGACAAGGAAGATCAGGATATTCCGTTTTAGCTTCCACCCAAAACCGGGGGCCGCGCATCCGAAGAACGCGGAGAATTTTTTATGAAGAAACAGAAGACGGTTATCAAAACATGCCAGGTTAATCCGCGCCACATATGGGCAGCAGACATTCCGTATTTCCCATATTGCAACTGTTCCACGGAAGCTCGGATCTATCACGCAAACAAACAGCAGGATTCTAAAAAGAAAAATGAAACCAGAAACTAAATCAGTAAAACTCGCCGACATCACAATGGACGGCGGAACACAAACCCGCGCCGCGCTAAACGAGGATGCTGTGTCTAGCTATTCGGAAGCGATGCAAGCCGCCGCTAAATTCCCGCCCATCGTCCTGTTTTATGACGGATCAAACTATTGGCTCGCGGACGGGTTCCACCGTTGCCACGCAGCGAAGGCCGCAGGGTTCCTCGACATACTGGCCACTGTGAACTTTGGAACGCGCAGAGAGGCCGTGAAGTTTGCTATCCAAGCCAACCATGTCGGCAGCGTTCTCCGCACAAACAAGGACAAGCGTAAGTGCGTGGAGATCGCGCTTAAAGAATACCCCGACCTCTCCGACCGTGCGCTGGCGGACTGGTGCGGGGTGTCTGACATGACGGTCTCAAGGGTGAGAAAAGATAGGTGCATAAATGTTGCACCTGAGACGCCCAAAGAACTCCAAGACCGGCTTGAGAGGCAAATGGACGCAAAGGAAATGCTTCCAGCTCATCCCGAACACCCGGAGCACGAAGAATGGAAGAAATCCGAGGCATACCAAACAGAGCACGAATCCCGATGGAAAGAGCAGTCCGAAAAGCGGACCCGCACAGGCAAGGACGGGAAGCAATACCCCGCTCCAGTCGTAGAACCAATCTCGCCGGAAGAACCGGCAAAGAAACGAGGCAGCTATGAAGGATGGGTAGAGTTTCGCGACATCTGCGATCAGATCGCAGTCGAATGCGATTCTCTAAACTCCATCATTGTTGACCATGCACACAAAACCGCCGCAAGAGATTTAGCGGCGTCTACTGCAAAGAGGCTAATAAAAATCTCAAACAACCAATAAAAAATATATGTTCAAACTAACCAATCAAATCCAAGTCAGAAACGTCACGCCGGAAGAGGCTAGGGAACTTCTTGCAATCAACAACTTCCCTGGACAAAGGAGGCTTCACCCTCTCAAGGCAAGGCACTATGCAGACCTCATGCACTCTCGCAGAATGCGGCCTGTTGAGTTTTCGATTATGACGCTGCCCTGTGGGTCTAAATATCTCGCAAACGGCCAGCACTGTGCCCAGGCAATCATTCTGCATGGGAAGCCTTTCCCCGCTACAGTGTCCCACTGGAAGTGTGAAACGAATGAAGATGCCTGGCACCTGTTCGCGAGCTTTGATGTCCACGGCACCAGAACCGAGCAGCATATTATGTGTGCGGCGCGTGGGTTTTTCAACGAAGGGCTTCAAGAAATGCCGTTACGGACACTTCAGTGTTGCGGGTCTGCATTGCATATTCTTGGGGACGGGGATTCTCCGCGATTCAGCGGACAGCCTACGCATAAAGAGAGAAAGCCCGAGCTTGTGATCGAGAACGAAGATGCCGTTATTTGGGTTCACCAGTTCTCTGATGAGCGGCACTTGATGAAAGTCCCTGTTGTTGCGGCTATGATCGCAACCTGGCGGGCTAATGCGGAAGAAGCGCAGTCTTTTTGGTGGGCGCTGAAAACCGGGGACAACATTCGTGGTTCTACGAGAACGCTCCGTGACCAGTTGCTGAAAAACGAAGTGGGCGGAAGCGCCACGGGAGGCGGGCCGGATAGAGCGAAAGCGATCTACTCCGTGTGCGTAGCATTCTGGAATACTTTCATGCGGGGAGAAGAACGCCGATCGGTGAAGCTTGCAACAATGAAGGAAGTCCCGGCTCCAGACAAATTCCGCAAATGAAAACCCACTCCGAGCTTATAGCCTACCAAGCAACCCTTGACCCTATCCGTGATTATTTCCTGATTATGGAGAGGCCGGTGGGGAGCTTCACCTGGACATTTGCAAAGATTGCCACGGATGAGAAGTCCGCAAATCAAAAGGCAATCGACATCGCGATGACAGGAACCTGCACACGCATCATCCGGGGGCAACTCCCCCGGATGCCGGATGAGACGTTCAATTACGCCACCCTCGCGGATGGCGACACACAATTCAATATCACGCCTAGCGATCCATGATCCTCTCCCCCGACTTCTTCCACCACTGGAAAACAGTGACGTTGCAGGCCGAGCACGGGACGGAAGGCGTGCTGGCGCTAATCCGGCTATGGGCGCACTGCTACGAGCGCCGCGCTGAGACGTTCAGGGCCACGCCAGACATCCTAAAAGCGATAACCGGGCTCAACGGCAAGGTTGACGCCTTCGAGGGCACCTTGACGGCTTTGCGGCTCATTGAGAGAGACGGAGAAAATATCACCATGCGCGGCTGGAAGGATGTCCACAAAAAGCTGTTTTCTTCGTCTCAAAACGGACGGTTTGGAGGCCGCCCAAAACAGAGCGAAAAACAGGCCGAAAAAGAGCGTCAGGAAAAGCCGAAAAAGGACAAGAATCCGGCCAAGAATTTCAGACTCTGAACAGAGTAAAATAACCTAACCATAACCTAATGTATAACCTAAATGTAACCTACACTCTTGAGATAGAAGGAAGGATACTTCCTTCGGAAGTAGCGCTTTCGCGCTGCGCCAAGAGGCGCATCGCAAGCGCCGACCACTCCAAAAACCACCGATGAAAACCGAAAACAATTTCACCCGCCAGGACAACCGGCAGGAATCACCAAAACCACTTCCGAGAAACGAGGCGGCAGAAATGGCGTCAATTTCGATTCTCTGTCAGGATTGGCGACTACTCAATTCCACATGGACGGAAGACCTGTTCCTGAACCCGGCCCACCAGCTCATCCTCCGAACCATCCGCGCCTGCAAAAACCAAGGAAAGCCGAATGGCGATCTGTTCGCGCTTCAGGCCATGCTGGAAGACAACGGCAAGCTCGCAGATGCCGGTGGACCGTCCTACCTGACGGAAGTCTTCATCGCCTACCCGACTCCCAGCTCAGGCATCCTTTCGGACTTCCGGCAGGACTTGGCGAAGGCGAGAGCCTACCGAAAGGCGCTGGCCGTCACTTCCGGTAACGAGCGCGACATCGCCACAGGACGCGCCGACCTCGCTGCCATCGCTTCAGAACTCCTCGCCGCTTCTGGTGACGACGCTCCGGTTGCAACGTTCAAGGATCAGCTTTCCGATTTCGTCACAAAGCTGGAATCCAAAGAAGCTCCTGAACGCTTCGGCTTCGGCGTCTATGGCCTGGACGAACTCGTCTTGAAAGGAGGCATCGAGCGCAAGACGCTGGCAGTCGTTGCCGCCGAGACTTCTGGCGGAAAGTCGATTCTGCTACTGCAGCTTGCATTGGAATCCGCCATCGAAGGCAAGTCCGTCGCGATCTACTCGCTCGAAATGTCCGCAGATCAGGTCATCAACCGCATGGCTTCCTGCGCCGGTAAGTGCCAGATCCTACGGCCCGACGAAATCAAGACTACCGCAGAGAACGTCGCGATCCGTAACGCGATCACCAAGCTCGCCGGATTAAAACTCCACATCCGCGACAACATCAGCAGCATCGAGGACATCGAGGCCGACATTTCCGACTTGAAGGCGACAACCGGCGTCGATCTTGTCGTTGTCGATTACATCCAGCTCGCCAGTTCGACGGCCAAGGGAAAGAACGACAACCGGGAGCAGCAGGTGAGCGAGGTTTGCCGTAGGCTCAAACTCCTTTCGCTGTCGCACAATGTCGCCGTTGCTACCGCTTCGCAACTCAACGACGATGGCCTTCTCCGCGAGTCCCGCGCAATCGGGATGCACGCGGATTACGTCCTGCTGATTCTCCACGATGCCGGGAAGACTTCGATTGTCACCAAGAAGAACCGCAACGGTGAGCGCGACAAAAGCACTTCCGCTCGCATGATTGGAAGCCAGTTTCGCTTTGAATGGGAGCCAATGCCATGACTTACATCGGCATCGACAATGGTGTCAGCGGCGCTCTGGCCGCCATCTCCCCACACTCCCAGATCGTCTCTGTCCTCCCCATGCCGACACTCAAGTCCAGAAAAGGAAACGAGATCGACATCCTTTCCGTCTGGCAGTGGCTGGAGGGATTAGGCCGGCACAAGCTCACGGTCACGATCGAGGAGCCGGGAGGCAGCAAGAGCGCCAAGGCCGCCACCTCGATGGCGGGATCGTTCCACGCACTGCGCTCCTTGTGCGTGCTCAAGGGGCTCAGGTGGCACCGCATCACCCCCCAGGCATGGCAGAAGGAACTGCTCCCCGGATGCAAGGCGGGGGATAGCAAACCGAGGGCGCTGGCCGCCGCACGCCAGCTCTGGCCGAGTGAATCCTTCCTCGCCTCAGATCGCTGCCGTGTCGCCCATGACGGGATCGTGGATGCGGCGCTGATCGGGGAATGGTCCCGCCGGAATAATTTATGAGGAAGAGCGCACGGTGATCGAAGTTGAGGGAATTTAGACGATTCGCAAAAAATAGCTTGCAATTCAAACTTTCGTCCAGCACTCCGCAACCGCCGACCAATATGTTCACCCAGCTCGAAGAAGATTCAGAGATCGCATCATTCAGAGATGATCCCATTGATACCATCGAACCGTTCGCGATAACTCCAAATCCAATCAGGGACGCAAAGATACAAGTCATCGTATTCATGCAGGGCGTTCTGCAATACCTGAAGGACGCCAAGACAGACACAGAGCGCGGGCTAAGGCTCGACATAGCGTGCATCGCATTACGTCACGTCACTGTGGATGGACTCGGGTTCAATGATCTTCCCAAGATGCACAAGGTTGATCGCCAGATTGCCAATCATCACGTCAAGGCATTCCAGCGAAACAACCACATGGACATTCTCGATGGGCAGAAGAAAACCGAAGCACGCGCCACTTATCACAAAACCAGAAAGTCACAACTCCAATGAACGAACTCACAACATCACTCGTAACAAAGATCAACACTGCCCACAGCGCAGCAATGCAGTGTGGCGAATCTCTCAAATCAAACCTGGTTGAAGGCGCAAACAAGATGCGCGAGACAGGGATCTATCTCCTCGAACTCAAGGAGGCAACGCCTCATGGGTCGTGGCTCGGCATGTTCGCCAGCAATTCAAATTCAAATCCCGTTTTGAATTTCACCGACCAGACGGCGAGGAATTACATGTCATTCGCCAAGGCAAACCCGGAACCAATCGAGGACATTGCCGGCGGCATCGGTTCACTCAAGGCGCTGATGGTGGAATGCGGAGCATTGCCGAAGCCAGAGCGCATCGAGCAGAACGCAAAGGAGGAGAAGCAGCAGTGGCTATCACTCCTTCTCAGGGCAACCGGTAGCCTGACCGCAGCCATCGAACACAACCCGCTCAAAGAGTGGGACGAGATGCGCCGGGTCACGTTCATTGAGAAGGCAAAGCCCATCGTGCAGCTTTTCATACAGGCAGGGGGGAAGGTTTGAAATGCCGACCGGACGATACATCAGTAAGCCGTCAGAATTGGAAGTCCTGCACGGGGATGAGATTGTACGGATGTATTGCGACGAATTGATTGGTTCAGCACTGATCGCAAAGCGCCTCCCTGTGTCGAAGAAATTTTGCGAAGCCTTACTGAAACGCAGAGGATTGTATAAAACGGCAAATATCCCGAGACGTGGAGGCGGCAGGATTGCTGAAGTTCTACCTTGTGGATACACAAAAACGGAACTGCGAGAAATGGAAGCGGACTTCAATCGCGAATGGAGCGGCGTGGTCGACAATTACTGGACGGGGATAAACGCGGCCAGATTTGGTCTTGATAAATCGTTATCTGACGGAATGGCGCGCTACTGGATAAATCACGAGCAATCAAAGGCGAGAAGCCGGGCAAGCGCCCGCAGAACGTGGGAGAAAGTAAAGTCGGACCCTGAGCGCAAAGAAAGGAAATTAGAGCAAAACAGGCAATGGTATCGAAACAACCCGGTTCGCCGTAAAGAGCTAGCCAAATTATGGAGAGCAACACTCTCTCCTGAAAGGAAAAGAGAATATGCAAGGAGAGGACGAAAACAGCCAACAAGCAAGGTCCGCCATAATTTGCGAGCGAGAATCCGCAAAATTGTCAGACTAGAATCTCATTCGTTCAATTCACTCATTGGATGCACGGGAAAACAGCTAAAGCAATACATCGAAGCACAATTCAAGAGGGGCATGACGTGGGAAAACTACGGATCTTTTTGGCATATAGATCACATCCAGCCATTGGCCTCATTCAACCTCGCTGACAGAAATCACCTCATACTTGCCTGTAATTGGATGAATCTGCGCCCGCTACCAGCCAAGGACAACATGGAGAAGTCAGACTCGATCACTCAACCTCAATTACATCTCGCATTGTGTATATAAAACAACACTACACCGTCATGGGGACTCTCTTTTTACCCCTATTAGCCAGCAAGTGCCCGCGAAGACGATGAGGTTTTGTATAAAAAGCTGCAAAATCCGAAATCACCCACCAAGATGAGCAAAAAGAAACAAAGTCAAACGACATTGGCCGAGTCATTATCCAGACTCAGCCGCCCGCGCGACTTTGCTTTTGAAGTTGCACCGCGACACATCGTGCGAAAAGTTTACGACGCGCTGAACGCGCGGAAGCGGGCCGCTCGCCGGATGCTGATCAAAGCAGAAAATGCCAGAACGCTTTGCCTCGCAATTTCCGACCTTGAACCCGGCAGCCAACTCCACGCGGTGACGCCAGGAAACTTCGTTTTCTGCGAACTCCTGATCCAACTTTGCACGGCCATCAAACCGAAGAAGCTCACGCTCGCGACCTTGAGCCTGAGCGTCGGGAACGTGGACGCGCTCAAACTCGCGATTGACGATGGACGAATCCGCCAACTGGATTTTCTCATCTCCGACTATTTCGCGAACGTGAACAAGCCGATCATGGGCGCGATGGAACAAGCCGCAATCGGGCGAAAATGGAAAATCGCGAAAGCGCGAAACCACGCGAAAGTTGCGCTATTCGATTGCGGACTCGTGATCGAAACGAGCGCGAACCTGCGGAGCAGCGACAACATCGAGCAAATCACCGCCGTCCATGATGTTGAACTTTACGACTTCCACCGGGAATGGATCGCCAAACTGATCCCATGAAAACCCGCGTCCGCATCACCCCGAAGCAGGCCGAGGAGATCCACGCGGCAACGATCAAAAACATTGTGGACAAAGTGGCAGCCGGAGGAGTCCCGACCAAACGGGAAAGCGACATGCTCAAAGCCGCCACGAAAGAGGCCCCCGAAAGAGTCAAAGGCGGGCTCATGGCAGCATCCATCTCGGCTGCCGCGGCAATGATGGATTGCTCTCCGGTGGACTTGAAGCGGGCAAAGAAAAACGGAGCCCCAGGCTTTCGGTCCAACGGGAGCGTGTGCATCTCGGAACTTCGGCCTTGGTTGGACGAAAACCGGGACGCACTTGGAGGTGATGAGAAGTCCTCTCTCGAATGCCGCCGCCTCCTAGCCCAGTGCGAAAAGCTGGAATTCCAGAACGAGGTGGAACGGGGAACCTACACGCACAACGACCTCCTACGAGAACAGGGAATGCGGATCGGAGCGGCAACCAGATCCGAACTCCTGCGATTCAAGGCCGATGTTCCGACATGGGAAGGACTGCCGGCCGCCGAAATGGAAAGACGGGTATCAACCTTGAACGATTCGATATGCAAATCCCTCAATGACGCCCTCTCGAAAATCTACGCCAAGCCATGAGCGCGGAGGCACTGATTGATTCTTACGCGGCTGCATGGGAACCGGAAGACCGCCGCCCAGCCTGCGAGTGGGGAGCGGAATTCGTGAGACCTCCACAGTCGGCAAGGTCAAGCCAGTTTGACGTTTCGGCAACTCCTTGGCTACGCGATCCGATAAACTTGATTCCAGACAACCGATTCAAGGAGATTGTTTTGATCATGCCGACCGGAGCGGGAAAAACGACCGTGTTTGATGTTTCAATTGCCCGCGCGATTGATACCGACCCCGGCGGAATACTTCTCACTTTACAAAACGACGTTGAAGCCGACGCCTATTGGGAGGAACGGCTGATCCCGATCATTGACGGAATCGACAAGTTGCGCCGGATGATTCGCGGGCTCCCGCGAAATAAGCGCAAGCGCGGGTTTATCGCCTTTCCCCACATGACCCTCTATTGCAGCTCGGCCAAATGGAAGGCGCTTCAAAGAAAATCTGTCCGATATGTTTTCCTCGATGAAGCCTGGATGATGCCTCACGGTTTCATCGGCGAAGCCCGCGCCCGCACCCATGACTGCTGGAACCAGCGCGTTGTCATCGTCTCGCAAGGTGGAACGCGCTTCGTCGAACGCAACGGGGAAATCGTCCTATCCGAACTCGAAGAGGCATGGTCGCGGACAGACCGGCGCGAGTTCTCGATGGTGTGCCCCGAGTGCGGGCACGTTGAAGCATGGAAGCACGCAAACCTCTGCTGGGAGAATGCCGAGACACCCGACGGCGAGATTGACGAAAAGGCCATCGTGGAAAGCGCCCGCTACAAATGCCCCGGCCCATGCGCGACCGAGTTCCCAGACAAGCCAGAAGTGCGGCGACAGTTGGCGCAAAGCTCGATCTATGTGCCGACCAACGACCGTGCCCTTCCGAAGCACGCCGGGTTCCACGTCCACGGATATGCGCTTTACTACGTCCCATGGGGCGAGCGTGCATTGCGGTGGAAGCGCGCGAATGTTGCCAAGCGGCTTGGTGATTTGGAGAAACTGAAAATCCTCATCCAAAAAGATTTTGCAGAGTTCTGGGAGGAAACCGAGCACAGATTCAGCGGGTTCAAGTCAGACGCGCCGCCATCTGATTTCGTGATTGTCGAGAACAACGACCGCTTTCCCGGACTTCCCGCCGGATTTCCTTGGGAAGACGAATACCAGCGTTTCCTCGTGGCTGACTACCAGGAACTCGACGGCAAGTATTTCGTCGCGGTGGCCGCGGCATTCAGCAAGAGCGGGATTCCGAAAATCCTCTGGGCTGGCCGGCTGAACTCAGCCGACGACCTCCGCGCGAAACAGATCGAACTCGGGATCAGCGGCCGGCGCGTCGGGATAGACTGTGCCGACAACACGCCCGACGTGAACGCGATTTGCAGCAAATTCGATTGGCTGGAACTCTTGGGGAGCGACCGGAAGGATTGGCCGCACACGAAAGGGAGGCAGGTTTTTTACCAGCCGTGGAGCAGGCCGGAACGGATCGGCGGCGTGCGCGACGCCTGCTGGCGGGCATCATGGAGCAACGACTACTTCCACGACCTTCACGCCCAGAAGCTCATGGGTGGGCCGCTGGCCTACAAAGTGCCGGGAGACATCGAGGACATGGCCGCTTACGTTGACCCAGCGACCCAGAAGCCGACCGGATTCTGGCCACAGATGAGGGCAAATCAAAAAGTGATGCGCGAGAACAAGGATACCGGCAGAAAGGTTTCCAAATGGATTCGCATCGGAAAACGACCGGACCACTACCGCGACGCGCTCTGCATGCTCAACGTCATGGCCGGAATCGGCGGATGTCTGGGACACACGTTTGAGAGGGAGAAATGAATATGACAGCTTCTGAAAGAATGAAACAATGGAGACGACAGAATCCAGAAAAAAACCTGATGTCTCGTCGTCGGCGAAACGCAAGGCTAAGGGGTGTTTCAGTGGATGAGATAGTCCCGAAAGGCCAAGTTAAGTGCGTCGAATGCGGGAACGTGATTTATCAGGAAAAACTTTTAACTGATGGAGGATGGAGGATAAATTTAACATCCTGTATGTGCCCGGAATGCGCTGCTGAAAGAGACACTTTTTGACACCACCGCCAAACCAAGGGTAAGCCGTGAGAGCCGAGCGAGTAAGCCCTCCCGCCTGATTTTGCCGGGAGGCGTTCATACCGGGCAGCCGCCCCGCTGCCCGCGCGATCCACGGAACGGGGCAAAAAAATTGCCAGGGTGGAGAAGTTGGTTATCTCGCCAGCCCCATAAGCTGGAGATCGCAGGTTCAAATCCTGCCCCTGCAACCAATCGCCCAGCGCCAATTTTTTGACACCATGTCAAAAGCGTGGCTCTTCCATCCGGTTTATTTGAATTTTTCACGCTCGCGCAGGTTCAGGCGATCCATGCCAAAGCCGCCGCGATGCTTGCCGAGGGGAAGACCGTAATGAGCTGGTCCGGGGAAGGCAAAGGCGGCGGGAAACAGTTCACAATGCCGGTTGATCAGGTTCTTGCAGAGTGCAACTACCGACTACGGCAACTCACCGGCAATCCTATTGTCCGCAGGGTTAAAGCAGACTTCAGCAAAGGAGTAAGATGAAAGCAGCAACCCCTGACATTTCCCGAAACTGGATAGGATCAAAGGTTGATTCCATCTTCGAGACATTCGCGCCCGGCGTATACCTCAGCCGCATGAAAGCCAGGGCTGCAGCAACTAAGTTCCGCTTGAGGGCAGCTCAACCGTCCGCCGACAGGGAAATAGCCCGGCGCGGTCCACATCCGAACTCCGCCCTCACCATGCGGGATGCAGTTACGCTGATGTTCGAGGCTCGCGACCTTTCCGAAAATGTCGGATTCGTAAAAGGTCACCTCCGAAAAGTTCAGCTTTACGGAGCCGGAACTCTCTCCTACGAGCCAGAGACCGGAGATGCGGGAATGGACTCAGAAATTCATGGCTTCATGGAGAATTTCAACGCGACCGCCCATGTTGGCGGGGAGCACACACTCACACGGCTAATCCAGTTGGCGCTTGTCGGAATGACCCGCGACCGTGACAGCCTGCTGGTATTCTGCAGAGATGACGATAATTCTTTGAAGCTACAGCTCGTTGAAGCCGACCAAATTGGCGAGTTGTTCAGCTTCGTTAATCGCGAGAATTACATCCAAGGAATCTACATGGATGGACCTCGCAGGGCTGGATACCACATCTATGACAGGATCGGAGACTTGCAGTATGCGAACGGGCAAATTATCCCGTCGCACGACGGGGTTTTCTTTTACGACCCGCTCCGCGCATCGGTGCGCGGAATCACGGCATACGAGACCTCGATCCAAAACATCCGCGATAAATTCGAGATCCTTGGATACGAAAAAATCATCGTCAAAGACATCTCCACCCGTGGCGTAATCACCTACACGCAGACCGGGCGGGCTGATGAGTTCGACTATGACGACACGCAGACCGGGGCCGACGGGAATGTTTCCTTCATTCAGCACAAGGAAAGCGGAGTGCAGGAATACCGTGGGGTAGGGGAGCGGTTCGAGGTTGTGCAACACAACCGTCCGAGCCCGACCTTTCAGGGCTTCATTAAGACGCTTGACCTAGAAGATTGCCAGGGCTTAAACCTGCCTTATGGGTTCCTTGTTGACCCGAGCGACGTTGGCGGGGCCTCCGTCCGTTTGATTGCCCACGTCGCCAATCGTGAGTTTGAGCGCATCCGCAATGACATCCTCACTCCGAACCTGAACCGAATCCGCACGATTGCGCTCGCAGACGCCATGGAACGCAGGCTGATTTCACGACATAAGAATTTCAGGAACGGATTCTGGATGTTCCCGCCGCCGCCGACCGCCGACATCCAGAGGGAAAGCGACATTTCAATCAGGGAAGTCCGCTCCGGGCTTTCCACCCGCACGGGCGAATGGGCAATGCAGGGCGGCAGCTTCCGAAAGAAAGTGAAGATCCTCGCCGCCGAAGCCATCGCCCGCCGGGTTGCAGCGGCAGAAGCCACCAAGGAACTCGCCCGCCTCGGATACCCGGAGCAGGTTGTGTTGCCGGATGAGATTTACGCCAACAGCGACAACCCGAGCCAAGACCCGGCAAATGCGGACACGACGGCCAAGCTCCCGACCGCCAGCGATGCTTTGGTCCCGTCATCTTCTGCATCCGTGGCTAAGCCCGTCGCGCCCTAGTTTTTTTGACACCCCCGCTTTCTCGTGAAGAAAGCGCGTCTGACATATTTTCAAGTTCTCCCCACCGGGACCGTTGACCACGACGCCGGAACGATCAAGGGCGTCTCCGTGCTTTCCATCGGCCCGGCCCTCGGCCACGGCATCACGATTGACGAGGAAGGGTTGAAACAATGTCTTGCCGCTTGCGAGCGTCGGGGAAACGTGAAGCTGATTGACCGCCACGATGCAGAGTTCGACGGAATCGTGGGCTCACTCTCCAACTTCCGAATCGAAGGCGACCAGGTAAGGGCGGATGCCGCGCTCCTCGACACTCACCCGATGCGTGCCCGCGTGCTGGAGATCGCAACCAAGCTCGCCAGCGAATTTGGGCTCTCGATCGAATGCGACGGCAACCACGCCGACAACCCGGACGGCAAGGGAAAACTTTTCCGCTGCACCGACGTTGACGCCGTGGCCCTCGTCCCCCGGCCGGCCGCAAATAAATCGGGATTATTTTCCGCCCGCAAATTTGACACCAAGCCAAAAACAGCAACCCGCACCAAAATGAGCAAACTCAAAACCGCCCTCGCAAACTTCGTCAAAGCCCTCAACTTGGAGGAAGGCGACCAGCTCGACAACGTGCTCGACGCGATTGTTGAAGCCGTCCAAGAACAGCAGCCCTCGGTCGAGGACCGGCTGAAGAAGCTCGAAGAGGCGACCGCTCCGAAAGCCGAGCCGACCGAAGAGGAGAAGGCGAAACTCGAATCGGACGAAAAAGCGGCCGCTGACGAAAAGGCGAAAGCGGACGAGGACAAGATGACCGCCCTCGCCGAGAAAATCGCCGACAGCAAGATTACCAAGTTCACCGCCGAGATCGGCATCAGGCGTGCACCCGGCAGCGGGGCGGGATTCGTCGCTACGAACGATTCCAAGACCTCCTTCGAGACGGCAATCAAAACCCAACTCGAGGCCGGCGCGAAAGACCGCCCGACGGCAATCGCCCGCCTCGCGAAAGACAAACCGGAAATCTACAACGACGCCCGCGCAAAAGGCCTTTTCTAACCCTCTAACCACCTAAATAAAATGGCACTCCAAGCAACCTACATCGGGATCGAGCCCCGCACAATCACCGCGACCAACGTCGCGCAATCCCGTGGAACTCGCGTGACTCGCGACTCCAGCGGAACAACTGCCGTCGCCGCAGCTTCTAGCCGTGGCGATTATGTCACACTGCAAGACATCGCGGCCAGCAGCACGGGAACCGCAGCCAGCATGAGCGGTGGCGGAAAAATCCCTGCACTTGCAAGTGAAGCAACAACCGTAGGCGATTTGGCCTATTCCGCAGCTTCCGGCAAATTCTCAAAAACCTCCACCAATGCGGTTCTCGTTGGCCGCTGGACTCTCGCCGCTTCCGGCGACGGCGTCCTTGGTGAAGTCGAACTCTTCTCTGTCGCCTAACCCTCAAACATAACACACCATGCCCGTATTTAGCACAACCTCGGCCCTGCCCCGGCAGGAACTCGCGCTCGCAATCCTTGAAGGGGAGGGAGCAGTTGAAAACCTTATCGGCGAACAGATTCTTCCTCCGTTCCCGATCAATAAGCGCACCGCGCACTTGGTCAAGGCGACTCTCGCCAACAGCCAGGCTCTCCGCGTTATTGACGACGCCAAATTCATCCACGCCCCCGGCACGAAGTTCGAGCGCATGGTTGCAACTTTTGGCGATGACACTCTGACCGTGGACCTCCGCGGGCAGGAGATCGTTGTCCCGAACGAAACCAGCCTCGACTACGCGCAGTTCCTCGACATCGAGGCGTTTTACGCCGGCCGTTTCGGGCAGACCTCGGCTCTCACCAAAGAGAAGCTGATCGCGGCCCAGATCTTCAACACGTCGAACTTCGGCGCTGGAACGAACTCTGGAGTTGCCTACACCGTCGCAAACCGCGACGTGCAAGGCGCCTCGGGCATGAACCCGATTCAAGACATCATCGCCGCCACCCGGCGCGTCAAAGCCAAGGGCGAGCGCCCAGACACGGTTGTGATGAGCGGCCCCGGCGCGGAACGCGTCTACACCTGCCAGAACACGCTCCAGTTTGTTCGCGGCATGTATGGACCGATCGCGGAAGTCACCCCCGACCTGTTCGCCAAGGCGCTTGCGCCTTTCGGCATCAAGCAGGTTCTCGTCGGAGACGCCTACTACAACAACGCGGCGGATCAGGCCACGGCTTCACTCTCGCAGGTTTGGAGCAACACCTATATATGGGTGGGCAAGTCGGGCAAAGCCTCGACCGGCGCAGAGACATCGACCGGGATCGCAGTTCCTCAACTGGCCGGCGTCGGCGCGAACATCTTCTGGGAAGATTACGAACAGGGCGGCGTCATCAAGGCGACCGACCTCTCGCTCAAATTCGCGGGCGGCAATTATGTCGAATCCTACCCCGACCTGTCGATTGATTCGATGGTTCTCCGAGTCAAGATGAGCAATCGGCCTTACCTGGGCAACACACGCGGCGGCGACCTGATCGCTACCCAATACGTCTAATCCGAACAGGACATTCTATGGCAAAGCAAGACTCAAAAGATACAGTCAAAACCACCGGGACCGGACTCCCGGTGGTTGAGGCAAAAGAATCCACGCTGAAGGAATCATTCAACGCCCCGACCGACGACAAGTATACCAAGGGGTTTTTCAAGTGCAAAGAGGACGGCGAACTCTACGCGCTGGCAATCCACGAGGCAGACGATTACTTCCGCACTCACTCGCTGAAAAATTCAATCCACTTCCGGCAGCACACCGAAGCGGAGTTCCGGCTCCTCTTTGACCGGGCCTAATTTCCCGAATGGGCCGCATGAGTAAAATCATGCGGCCCCTTTTTATTCTATGAAAAAACTATTCTTACCGTTCATTGATAACGGCATGGGGATCTCAAGAACCTCATGGGCACTAAGCGCATTCTCTCTGGCGCTCTCCCCTGTGCTGGACGGCTACGAGATACAGGCAGACAGCATTTCATACCCATATCCCTGCGGGGCAATGAATATCGCCACGCAGGTATTTTTGGAATCAGGAGCCGACGAGATGATCGTCATCGACACAGACATCATCTTCCATCCAACGCACGTTCAAAAGCTCCTCTCGCACGATGTGCCGCTTGTTTTCGGCCTATACCCGAAGAAATGCCCCGGCTTGATATTTCCGGTTGTCAGCCTGACAGAAGCCCACCCGTTCACCAAAGATGGGCCGGATCTTGTGGAAGTCGCCCGCGTCGCACGCGGATTCATGCGCGTCCATCGGTCAGTATTTGAGCAACTAAAGCCGCACGTCGAAAAGATCACATGCGCGGAGACCGGGCGCGACCAATGGGTTTTCTGGAAAACCCTCCCCGGTGGCAACAGTGAGGACTTTGCCTTTTGCGACCTATGCCGCGCCCACGGCATCAAGATCATGGTCGATCAGAAGATTACAGCTCAGCACGAGGGCAGTGTGCGCTACCCGATCGAAGGGACCTACTGATTATGGCATGGGCTGACGATGTTGCTGACGGGTTGAAAGAAGCGATGGTAGACGCGGGCGTCATCATCACATGGCGCGGCAAGAAAATCCGCGCGATGCAAGGCAGCGGGATATCGCTCGAAATGCTCTCCAACGGAGGCGTCGTTGACGGAGAAAATCCGTCGTTCACCGTGCTGAAAAGCGACATGCCAGCCGGCCGCACGTTCAAGCAGGGAGACAAGATCGAACTGGCCGGGAAAACCTTCGTCGTCAAATCCATTTCGTTCGACGTGGCAGACCCCGACATCCGGCTCGCAACCCAAGGAGAAGGCCAATGACCTCCGACCCCGCCAGCATGACACTTAAGGAACGGGCCGAGGCCCAGATCATTTCCGAACTCGTCTCCGACAAGTCGCTCCGTGCGCTGTTCCCGAAGAAGCAGAACGATGACAGCAAACAGAAGCTCCCCCGGCTGGCCGTCGTCGCCACCGTCGGCAAGGAAATCTCCCCAGGCGCCGGACTCTTCAACCTGACCGTGGCAATCGAGGTCTATTTCAAATACCCCGCCGACAATGCGGAAGACCTTGACCAGATCGTGCAGAAAATCCGCTCCGCGCTCGCCTACGCGCAGGCACAGGGGAATTACGGCGTGATCCTCGACGGCGAGCAGCCGACCCAGTTCGTTTCCGACACGATCCGCAAGCGCGTCGTGGCAGCCCGGTTGCTGGCTGGCTGACGGAA